TGTTGTGCAAGAGCATTATTAGATTGTGCGATTGCAAGATATGCTTGAGAAGTTTGAAGACCTTGCTGTTTATAACTATCCATCAGCGCCTGATTAGATTTAATCTGCGCCTGATTTTGCTCAAATTGTTGAACTCTTTGAGTTGACTCTGCCAATTTGGTGACTATGCCATCAACCTTTTCGGGGTCAATAGTTCCCTTTTTAAAACTGTCTGAATATTGTCTTGCACTAATTTTTACAGACTCAGGGATGGTTGCGTCATCAATAAATATTTTGAATGGGTCATCTTCAACACCACCAGCCGCACCCAACTGACGCAAAGCAGGAAGAACTTTAGCTTGCTCAGATATAGCTGTACGACCTTGAGGGAATGAAAGCAATTTAGCCTTAACATCCTCATTGATAGTGCCATCAGGATTCTTAAGCTGACCAACCAACTCATTAGCCATGTTAGTAAGGCCTTGAGTTTTCATCCCCATACCACGCTCAGTAAGGTAATCAGTCAATTTATAACCCTGCAACTGACTTTCTTGAGCCTGTTGCTTCACCTTCATCATCTCATTACGCAACAGGAAAGCAGCTTCTTGATCTCCAACCTGTAATGCGGCTTGAATGGCTTGAGCATATGAATCAGGGTTGCTAGGGTCAATCATCCCAATGATTTGTTGACGTTGAGCAATCTTTTGCAACTGTGGGTCTTGACCACCCAAAGCACCGCCAATAGCACCGCCTAACTGTTGACCAGCACGAAAAGTTCCATAGTTGGCTCTTGCCATTGGGCTAAGATTTGCATACTGAATAGCTTGCGCTTCTTCCGCTTGCTGTTGAGCAAGTTGGTACTGGTCTGGAGTAGTAAATAAACCGAGAATTTCTGATGCCATGATTATTCCTTAGTAGTCGTAAATTGGTGTTCCAGACGCAGAAAATTCATTCCCCATACTATCAAAATAATTTTTTGGTGGGCTAAAGAAATTCTGCACACCTTGAGTAAATTGTCTATTCCTAGAGAGTCCCTGCAACAAACCAGCTTCAGGACTAAATCCTCCAGCTTGTTGTCGAGTTAATGCAGCATTTGAACCACCAGTAAATAAGAATTGACCAGCATTAGCACCAGCAGTAGAAGCCTTACCACCTAACTCTGAGCCTAATCTCAATGATTCTTGTCCAAGCCCCTCAATTGCTTGACCAGAACCCAAATAGCTTGTAAATGGGCTTAATGCATTAACCTGACCACCATAATACTGGTCTAACAGTCGATTGCCTGTACTAAATAGTCCTGTGCCAAAGGCCGTTCTTTGTTGTCCAGCTTGATCAGCCTGTTGTGCAATTTGTAAGTCTTGTTGTGCTATTGCGTTGTAATATGCTTCTAGTTCAGGATTGGTTGCCGACAATCCAAGACCACCACTAGGTCTTTCTCCAGTTGCACCAACCGACAATCCTAAACGACCTTTTTGAAATTGATCATTTCTTAATCCAGCTAAAGAACGCTCTCTACTTGGGGCAAGCAAGTTGTATTGACCCTCCATGTATTTTTGCGCTGTTTGTTCGGGGGTTTGTAGTAAATATTCACTTCCCAAATTAAACAAAGATTGAGCCGCACCAATATTAGGTCTAAGTCGTGCTTCTCCAGCTTCTGCTTGTGTCAAAGCACCATATGACAGAACACCTAAACGATCTTGAGAAGCCTTAATTCTAGGGTCAAGTTCATAACCAGCACCAGTAAGATAACCTTCTGGCGACATCTGGAAATTAGATTTACCAAAGCGTGTAGTGATTCCAACAGGGCGAAACTTAGCCGCTTCAGCCGCTAATCTAGCAGCCTCAAGTTGAGCCGCAGCAGATGTATTTGCCGCTGACTCTGTAGCAGACGCTTGCTCTTGCGCCCCTATAAAACTAAGTACTGCACTAATAGGCATATCAATCCCCTTTAATCAAAATCTCATCCACTTTAGACAAGTCTTTCTCGTCTGTGGCATGAATACAAAACCAAACACAATCAGTAATTGCTTTAACGCCGTGAATCAATCCAGCCTTAATCTCTAAACAAGCAGGGGCAGTCACAATATCAATCTCATCCCCTCGTAACACAGCAACCTTACCTTCAGCCAAAATAGACAAGTGACTGAAGTTATGCGTATGCTTTAGGATGGCTGTGCCAGCAGGAAATCTAGCTTCCTTTGCATACAGTCCATCAGAAAAGTGGTGAGTAATCATGTGATTTTATTTAGCCTCAAGTGCAGCAATACGCACTGCTTGTGCATCAACCAGTGCTTTAAGGTCTTGAATTGCTTTAACCAAACGAGAAGCATTTTTGTCTAAACCAGACAAAGTTAAATAGCCATCTTTTGTTTCGCCTACTAAGTCAGGATAAATTTCTTTGACCTCTTGGGCAATAAAACCAATTTGATGTGCTTTTTCTAATATGTAGTCAAATTCAACAGGGCGCAACGCCATAATGTTTGCAAGTTGCGATGGTAAATTTACGATGTTTTCTTTTAATCGAATGTCAGAGTTGGCAGTGAATTGTGCTTGAGCAGCACCAGCGCCCGTAATTGTGCCATTCCCATTAGCGCCAGAGTTGTAAGCAAATGAAGCATAGACTTGAGAGCTACTAGCTGTTGTGCCAAACTTTATGAGGTCTAAAAGAGCATTTGAGTCTGCCGATACGCTACTTCCAAGAATAAGGGCGGCTTTGGCAGAAGCAACAGTAAAGGTACTGGAGTTGTTAGTTGCAGAAGTAGTACCCACTAAAAGATTCCCATTGGCATCTTTTCCTAGCTGTCCAGAGCCAATGTTGATAACACCTGTACCACCAGTTAACGTACCTGTATAGGATGGGTTAGCTGCTGGCAAAGCGCCTAAATTGGTTAAAGCATTTGCCGCTGTTGAGGCATTTGTACCGCCGCTAGTTATTGGTATAGTGCTTGAAGAATCGTACTTAGTTGCTACAGCAGTTGCAATGTTGTTGTACTCGGTATCAATCTCTGTACCTTTAACAACCTTGTTTGCATCTCCAGTTGTGAGTGCGTCTTTAGCTGCAAAGTTAACTGTTTTTGTATAGTTTGACATGGTTGCTCCTTATGCAAGTTTGCCTGTTTTGGTTTGAATCTCAATCTTTTGGAAAGAAATTGGTGACCCGTTAATGTTAATCTCAAATCCCGTCTGAACGACTTTTCCTGACCCGCTTCCGTATGCAGTCAATTCTTCTAAAATTATGCCTGTTGCATACTCTGCAATGTTGTATTCGCCAATGCCATACTCAGACACAGCTTGCGTTGGTATGGAAACTGTTTGTGATTGATAACTTGATGAAAAGTCATAACCCCAAAATATAGATATTGCTTGGTTACTACCACCCACAACAAGAACCTTGATTTTCTTGATGATTGAGGTTTGCCCATCATTGCCCAAGTCAGCGTTGTTCGTGTAATACTCCATCCGATACGCTGAAGTATTATCTTGGTAACCAGTGTATTTTGTTACAAAACCAGTTTGACCAATGAGTAAATCTCCATTCCTACGAGAGCAAAAACTTTGTGGCGCAATGCTGTCCCATATCGTTACACGATAAGACCCATCTTCTAAAGTTGTCTTAGTGTCAAAGCAGAAAACTTTTCCTGCTGTGGGGCAAGTTAACAAGTAAAAACCATTCTGTTCAGAATAGACTGCTCTTAACTGAGTGTCTGATTCACTTGCAACTGTGGCTAGAAAATCGTTTCTAATGTTCTTAGACAAGTCGCCTAAAGGTGCAGACTTTTCTTGCACTGTACGCAAGACAGAACGCAATCCACTGCCACTCAAGAAAACAACATCCTTGCCTGTGTTTTGTATTGTGTCTCTTGCTATGCACCCAACACTTGAGATAGTGTCGGAAAGCGTCATGGTTGATGGAGTAGTGGCATTTGCATAAATCAAGATTTGCCGTCTACCAAAGATAAACAAGAATCCGTTATGAGCCGCCAACCCTATTATTTCATCTGAGCCGTTAGACCAGACACGGGAAACATCTAACGTACCTGAAGTACCAGTAGACCAAACAAAACCCGACAACAAATCAGAGAACGATACTGTTGTGTTGTTGGTGGTTGTGTTGGCTGCCCAAATACGACCATATGCAGAGATTGCCACATTTGCGCTAGGAACAGTACCAAGGTAACCAGACTTTTCAGTTACTCGGCGAAAAGTTGTGGTGGAAACAGCAGGGTCGTAAATAATTGGGTCATTGTTTAGTTGAAAAAAATAAACAATGCCGTTAAGACTCGCAGCTTGCCAGTTGCCTGCATTAAAGTTTGGCGCAGTTGCTGGGCCGCCATACGTCAATTCACTAATAGTGCCTAGACTTGAAGCGCCTTGCGTGTATTCTGCAAGAGGTACGCCGTTAGAGCCATATTGAGCAATGTTAAATTCGGCTACAGCACCTGCTGTAGACAAACCAAGTTTAAACAGTTTGCCATTACCAAAAAATAATACAGTAAGTGTGCCATCAGTTTGGATCAACTCATGGATTACTGTAATTTGATTTGCGCCTAACGTGCCACTAGATGTGTTGATGTTTGCATAACCTTGCCTTGCGCCTAATCGACCAAACTTGTCAATCACGCAGTTAAGCGCAATACCAGCAAACCCACTCGATATTTCTAAAGATGGGTCTTGTGTATTCAACCCCAAAAAAGCTGGTGCTGATACGCTAGAAACTTGGAGGGCTTTACTCATACCGCAACAAACTCCTGATTCTCAGGATAGCGAGTGCCTTCCAGAGCGATGTAGTCAGACAACATAGATTTATATAGTTGATATGCTTCAGATGAATTAAAACCACCATCTTCACCACGTTCAATCAAGGCACGAGAATAGGCATTCTGAACTACTAAAACGTCAGGAACAGCCACAACAGTTGCATCTAATGCCAAGGTAGCCTGTGGCACTGTTAAGGCAAATTTAATTGTGTAAACAGCATCAGGTATTGGGTATAAATTTACCTTGGTGTCGTAGCTTGCATCAACTCCATCAAAAGCAAATTCTGTAGGTATTTGATTAGCAAGTGGTGTAAAATTTAATTTACGATTCATGTCTACAAAGCTAATATTTTTAAGTCCTACATTACTTGTAGTGTTAATGACATCCATCACTTGAAACTTCTGACCAGCACCTGTCAAAGAATAAGATGATGTAGATGCTACTGTGGTAACAGTAATAGTTTGACCCAAAGCATTCCAAGAAAAAGCATCTTCAATCTGACGCTT